TCGACTGGAATGAGCTCACTGCATTGACAGATGACTGGATCGACAAGGATCACATCCTCCGGTATCGATACCGAATGGAGGTAATCATTCAACTCTCCAAAGGGCGTTGCGGTCCTAAGTGAAGGCATGGTTTGCCAACACCTGGGATTCGCATCGAGTACATTTTCATATACCCGATTACAGTCCTTAGACAGCCTCTTTAATAAGCTGTCAGGCACGCCGTAGTGAATCTTAAAGAAATTCACCAAACGATATGCCTCGGAGAGGTCCGGCTCGCGTTTAAAATAAAATCCGCGAACAGGCTTGCCGTTCCGAAAATCCCTGCCGCAGGCCTCCCTGAACCTATTATTTGGATCGGGGTCAGTCTGCATGCAGAATGACTTTTCTGCATTAAGTGTTAGGCCCAGTCTGCCGAATACAGCCTTCAGAGACTGTAGCGGCACAGGCTCCGGTAACGTTAAATCGTCACCAAAAGAGAGTGCTGGACAGAAGGGACCTTCCACATCAAAGTGAGTTAGATCAGCAGTAGCGCCGTTAGCCAGAGCCATAAATACAACTGACTCAAGCTTAAAGGTGTAACCATTGCCCATTAGGCAGAAGGAACCAGAAGTTCCGATCGTGCCGTCGGGTAGGCGATACCTTGTCGACCTAGCCGCCTCCAAATAAGGAAGCAGCGGCGAGCCTTCAAACAGCGAGCGTATAAGTGGTATAGAAAGAGAGTCCGACGCCTCCTGGAAATCCAGTGTGGCGAAAGACCCATCAATCGAGCCATAGTACGCTAACGTGCTGTTCACGGCCGCAAGTCGGTCGAGATCGACGTTATAACAGACTTTGAGCGCATGAAGAAGTGCGTTCTCTATCTGATGCTGAACAGTGTAGAGGAAAGGTGATGAAATTCCAATACATCTACCTACCTCAGCGTTCTTAGGCACAACGCATATCTTATCCGGATAATCCGGACTCGATTTAGCGAAGTGCCCGTGCAATGTTGCACAAATGGCTCGAGTACTGAAGCCGTCGCGGCTTGGTGACACTCTCAGGTTCCCATTAACTGGGTGCCCGTCAGTGTCTATCAGGTCAAACGGACTAAGCATCTCGTGCGCAAGCTGTTTCCTGAACTTGTCGGAGAATAAACTCCAGCATAGGTCCGGATCCTGCCCGCAACAGCCATCAAAGAATGCATTGATCTTAAGCTCTGGTTTCGACCCTGAGCTGCCAGCGCCGAGTACTTTCGCACCCGGACCGGTAGTAAGGAAGTCAATACCATTGCGTGGATCAACAAGGTAGTTATAGGCTGAAAGGCCTATTCGCTGACAGAACTGTCTAGCGACTTGGAACCAAGCACACCTCGTCTCAGCCCAAAAGGCCGGATCACTCGCTAACGCGAGGTTACGATCCTGCCTGGCCACGAATTTGTTAAGCGCCTTAGCAGCAGCCTCTTCCGAGACGCCGCCTTCAGCGTAGTACTTCTTCGTGACAGTCTCCGGGTTCAGACCCACAGACTGGCTAAGTAGTCTTGCAAACCTAATAAGGTCTGCAGCCGCCGGCTTAGGAACCGGCAGTTGACGCTTCTTCTTCATTCAACCCCCTAGTAGTTGTTTAAACCACTATCGACCGGATCCGAAACACACTGCTGAGCAAGCCAGGCAATAAGAGTCTGGCGGAGCTTCGTAATGTGTTCATTCGGGTAGGTCTTGGGAAGACTGAAGGTAACGCTGGCATTGGCCTTAACGGTCACGTCAGCGCCAGAGGCGTCCTTGACTACAACGGGGTCGGTAAGCAACATAGTCACCTTGCGGTTACTATTGGCCGCACCAAACCTCTGTTCGAGGGAAAAGACACCAGTGCTGTTTGCAACAGTGCCACTCTTATCGACAAAACGAAAGAGCGTGCCCTGCTGTTCGGACACTGCGTACTCCCTGTTCGCCCCGCCAACGGCGAGGGTCACATCAGTAAGTCTCATGATAACTCCTTTCTAGGGTAGTTTGTTTCAAGTGGTAACCGCGGGCAGTGCTCGCGAGCCACTGTGGCAATATCAATTATAACTACAAAGATTGCCAATCAATGCAGTCGACTACGTCCTAGTGCATACAGATCGATCAAATGATGACCAACCTGTCTCACATACGACAACCGTTCATTATTCGCAATGAAGTGCGAGATCGCCTTACTAAGACCAAGAGCCATAGAAGTATTGGCTCTGCGTTCAAAGTAGCGAACCTTCGACTCATTCGAACCATAGACGGCTATCGAACTGTCGGACACCTGGAGGACATTGTGACCGCGATAGCGGAAACAATCAAAGCCCCTGGTGACATTGAACCCAAAGGGTTGCACCTGTAAGAGCACGTTACCGACCGGTAAGAACCAGTCGATGACGAAGCTCCACGGTATTGCGTCCCAAACAGTGTACAACGGCGTTTGAACAAGATCGCCGAAGTTCCTGTAAGATTCAATGGAGTCAGTCGAGATATAGCGAACAGCAATTGCCGAGCAGGAATCCGTAAACTGCATTGTCTTAATCCCACCTAAATTAGTGGAATGATAGACACGCATAGGATCCGGCTGGTACCGAGCCGTGGCGATAACACGAATATTTGACTTGGGTCTTTGAACCCTCGCCAATGTATCGTGCAAGTCATGGATAATCGGCAGAGCACCGTACTTAATAGCACAGTACTCTCTTGCTGCGGTTGGAAGACCACGCACCAACTCCTCGGGAGCCTTATGTATACTCCTTGAGAAGCAGCGCTTGGCGAATCGTTTGAACGATCCCCATGCACGACTTGGATTACGCCTCAGGTTTCGATATAAGGACCAGAAGTTCTCGGCCCAACCATCGATAGCCCTAGCCGCATCATACCAGGAACGCGTGTTCATGAGAACATCGTAGTTTCCGGCGAGACGCGACACGGCGTCGTCCATTAGCCACTCCGGTGTAACCGGAAGATGGTAGTCGTTTAATCCGAGGGAGCCCCAAAATGCGTTTCCTGCCATATGATACTTATCACGGGTATCAACAAGGCAAGGGTACTCATCACCGTTGTAATAACGTTCGTATGCCCACCAACTAGTTGGATGGACAAAGTCGGACGTCACCGCATCAGCTTTAACCGAACACCACGAAGGAAAAGGCTCGCCCGGGAAGTATTCCCAGAGGCGGGTCTCGGCGTTGTAACGCCTGTCCCAGTGGTAAAGCGTTTGGTTTTTGATGATCGGCATGATGGTTCTCCTCTTACTCGACCCTCTC